CATTTTTGCTTATGCTACGTGCCATTAAAAATCCTCCAAAAATAAGATTTAGATTCTTATCTTTGCTAAGTGAACTAATCACCCGCTAAAGACGGGTGATCTTCCTGCTTCAACGTTCAAACTTAATTCTACCGAAGTAGAAACAGGGGTTTTAGACTCCACAGGCTTAACATCGGACTCTCCCAGCCCTAATTCTCTTAATCCATATATTATCTTACATGTTTTTTGTGAAAAAATTAAAAAAAAAAATTAAAAAATTTAGAAAAGTTTTGCAAATTTAATTTTGCCATTCATATCAATGGCTAAAGACCATTGATTTTTCTGGCAAATGTCTTATAAAAATTACTATAGATAAATATGCGTAAAGTTTTTTAATATTTATTGTTATTTTTTTCTTCAACTTTCTCAAAGGAGCCAAGCTCGTTAAATATGAATTTTATCTCATTTTTTTTAACTTTTATCTTAACTTCATTTTCTAGTGTCAAATCAAGCATAGCTGTCTCTGTATCTTTTGCCACTATCTTTTGTTGTTTAATAATTTCACATTCTTTTTTATCAACCACAATAACTTCGTAAATTTTCATAACATTTTTGTTTTCCATTTTTTCACTCTCCTTATTATTAAGTAATTTTTTAATTTCCTCTAATGCATTATCATATTCTTTAACTACAGGTGCTGATGTATTATAACCCCATTTGTAAATAGATTCATTGTAATCTTGATTCCCAGTCCAAGTAATTTTATGTTGTTGTCCAGCTGAGTCAATTGTAGTCGAAGTATCGTCAAGACTTATCCCATTTATTGACATTTATTACTACCTCCTTCGAGATACTGGAGCTGTCAGAAGAATAATTTGATATTACCATTGAAGAATTTTCCCAGCTTACATTCCATGAATCTGCATTCTCGAAAGTAAATTTCGTATCATCGCTAGTTGAATAGTATTTAATAGATTCCTCAAGAGTTAAGGTTTTCCGCATTAATTCTTCCATTTTTCTAGAAGTGTTCTCTGGATAAGCTACTTTAAATTTTTCCCAAACCTCTTTAGATATTGTGATACCAGGCTTGATCCTTCTATTATCTGACATATCTATCTCTCTCTCTCTCTCTTGCTTATGGCCATGATGTATCCATATATATTAACTTATGCGTATACATATAAAGTTCTACGCTAATTGTCAAAAAGTCTAAAGATAATTAAAAGAATATTTTAAAATAAGGAAAAAATATATGGCTTATGAAGGAATAAAAAATTTTGTTATGAGACGTCTTGGTTATCCAAGAGTTAAAGTGTATTTAACTGAAGAGCAGATAGAAGATAATGTATGGGAAGCTATAAGTAGATATTTTGAGTATAGATCTCTCAAAACAAAATGGCATTATATGACTGCAATTTCTGGTAGCAGTGAGCATGAAATACCTCCTAATATAGTACCACAATACATAAGAGAAGTTATATTCAAGCCAAGTGATCCACTATTATCTCTAACTGGAGTAATGCAAGATACTTATATTCTTTATTATTTGCAAAATGCTGGTGGAGCTTCTAACTTTATAGTGGATTATTGGATGACTCTAGCATCTTACGAAGAGTATGTAAGAGTATTGGGCAATCAACCACACTGGGAAATAATTAACGGAGATACTATAAAATTAGACCCTTCCCCAAGTATTGATTATTCGCTAGGGATTAAATATGATGAAATTCCAGATGAGAATGTTATAGAAAATATAAGATGGATAAGATTGTACACTCTTGCTCTTTCTAAAATAGTGGAAGGAGAGATACGATCTAAGTTTAGCTCTTTTCAAGCTGGATCCGGTGAGATCTCTTTAAATGGAGATGCATTAAAGGCCGATGGTAAAGAAGAACTAGTTGACTTAAAACAAGAGAACTATGAAAAAGGGGATCCTCTTGGAATGATAATGGGATAATGAGTGTATGGCTTATATGCAAAAACGAAATGAACTAGAAGCTGGAGAAGTTTATATAATAGAATTCTTATCTTCACCAAGAAGAAAAGATCCAGGCCATTGGCATAATAGCTACTATGTGACAACAGAAAAGAAAAGTGACCACGTAGAGTTATATATGATAAACAAAGGAGAAAAACCGCGGTTTTCAACCTCTGGTACTATAAAAAATAAATTATATAGTAAAGTAACTGATAAGCCTCGGGTAAAGCACAACGTTATTAAGTATATATTTGAATGATGATATTATTAATGTTAGTTATAATTGTTAATTATGGGCGGTAAATTTGCGGGCAGGGTACCCGCAAATGTCGGGTAACTACCCGCATTATGCGGGTGTTAAGCTACTAAAGGTAAAAACTTATGGAGAATATATTGATACTACTAAACGAGGTAAAAACAAAAAACTTAGACAAGCTTACTAATAAAAGCTTTAGAGATTTAGCAGAAGATTTTCCAGTAGAATTAGTTAGAATATTTTACAAAGGAATTAAAGAAACCGGTGTAACAGTAGATAAGGAAAAAGAAAAGGATTCTATTAAATATATAGCTGCTAATGAGTTTTTTGATGAGCATAAAGAATGTAAATTAAAGTTTACCGGAGATATAAATCTTTCAATTGAGTTGAGGAGGGGAGAATTAAAAGTTAAAATAAATACGTGGTCCTCTGATTATTATCTTCCTGAAGTTACATTGAGATTTAGCAATAAAGAGTCTGTTAACAATATAGTAAACAAAATTAAAGAGTATTTTAATGAAAATAAAGTAAGTGGTACTTATGATAAATCGGAAAGAGAGAAAGTAAAAAATAAATATAGTACTATAAGTAATTTTCCAAATGAAATAAAAAGTTTAAAGAAATTCGCTAATAAAAATTTATATAATTTATATATAGGGTACACAGATGAAGTGTTAAAAGATATCTATTCAATAGTTTTAATATTCGATGTTAATGATATACTGCCACCTAAATTGGCAAGTCAAATAGAAACAAATAAGATTATTGACATAGAGCGTTTAAGATATAGTTTTCAAATTGAGCTACTGCAAAAAATAGTTGATTTTGCTATAACAAAAATAGAAAGTATAAATCACAATATAATTAGAGTCATTCCTATGGGCTCGCGGTTAAAAATACTAATTAGTAAAAATACTGGTAGTAAAAAGTTCGATGGTGAGAAAATAGAATCACTTCATAAGCAAAATAAAGAAAAATTAAAAAATCTTGGTGATGTATATAAATATATTAAGAAACTAGAGCTACATGAATTTAAGCAAGAAATTATAAAAATTGCACTTGGAGAAAATAATGAAATTTAATGAAGCTTTGCAAACAGCTATTGGTGATGAAATAGACGTTGGCCAAGATGCAACCAAAAAGAATAAATTTGAGAAATTGCTAAACTCCATAAAAAAGAATGATACCTTAGCGATGACTCATATAGTTAATATATTTCCGAGAATTGAAATTGGTCAAACATTAGATAAATTAAGAAAGAGAAAAAAATATAAAAAATACCCTGGATATGATGTTGCTATCTCCAAACTCGAGTGGAGACGGAGTCACTAATATGATAAACAAAAATACAACAATATTTATGATGTTATCGTACTATCTAAAATATGATATGAGGTTTTTAAATGTCTAGTCCTTTTGAATTATATGATGATACACACAACTGGGAGATGGATCTCTTTAATGAGGTTGACCAAGAAAAGATAGAAATTGAAGGTGCTCCGATGTTAATTTGGCTCTTTAATTTAGAGGAGACGAAAAAACAGAATGATTCTATACCAGATGATGGCTTAGATTTAAATGATTTATATGGAGAAGCACCTCCTGAGAATATGGTGTACGAAGGACCCTTCGGACCAATTAAAGGTAGCTATCTAGAGCCAATTTGGACACAAGACTTGGTGGCTTTCGGAATAACAGAGCCGGAAGAAATAAATATAAAATTTAACAAGGATTTTGTAACAAATAAGCTTGGTAGAAGTTTTGTTATAGGGGATATAATAAAAACTTTTCGTAGGAAATTTTACATAATTGAAGATGCTTATGTTTCTGACGAAACGGGAATTTGGGAATATATACATATTAATGTAATAGCTAGAAAAGTTGATTATGAAAGCTTAAATTTACCAGGAGTTTAGTTTATGGAAAAAGAGTATAAAATAAAGCTTAGTAAAGCAAAGCCAATTGATAAATCTGATTTAAAAAAAGAAATTGATGGAATAATTAAAGAGATTTATAAAAATATAAGTAAAGTGATTTTTGTTAGAAAAGAAACTGGAAAGATTAAAAATGGTATGCCACTAAAAGAATTTGTAGATAAAAATGCTGGATTATTTACTAGAGATATATTAACTGGCTTTATTAAAAATGGCATTATAGATAAAAATTCCAAAATTCAACTTAATGATGGACGATCTTTTTTCTCTAAAAAAGAATTAGTATTAGATGGCGAAATTAAAGAAGCTCATGTAGATAGATTAAAAAAAGAGAGAGCTGGCTATATATTAAAACAAGCAGGTAATCTAGATTCTAGCACAGCTACAAAAATATTTAATGATATAATGAGGAAATAAAGTGAATAATAGTTATCCAATATTTGCAGAATATCATCTATATATAAAAAGATGGTTAAAAGAAAAAATGACTTTACCAAGACTTGAGAATTCAGATAGAAAAGTTCCAGTAGTATATAGTACTCCCCGTAGAGCTTTTGCAATGGGCTCTTCAAGCGAAGAGGAAGGTGATGTAGGTGGTGAACCATTTTATGCTCCCCCAAGTCAGGGTAATAACTGGTTACCTGTAATTAGCTTTCATATGACTAGTATGGAGCCTATTATGGGAAAAACTATACCCTATGAACATGTTTTGACTCAAAAAATCAAAGATAATAATGATAGGGTAATAGGCTATAAGAAGAATAAGCCTTTATTGCCATACACTATAAATTATGTGGCTACTGTATATGCTGGTCTTATGCAAGATATGGATATTCTAACTTATAAATTGAGTTCAGAATTTAGACCAAATTGCTATTTATGGATAGGACCAGAAGATAAAGTAGATGATGGCACGGCTGGTTTATGGGCACATATGGTTCTAGATAGTGTTACTGATGGAACTGAATATGAGCCTGGAGATATAGGCGAAAGAGTGGTAAGGAAAGATTTTTCTTGGACTGTTACTGAAGCTTATGTCCCAACCTCAGAACCGGTAATAGATGAGAGAATTATACGAGAGGTATATACTGATATTATGGATGATAAAGGAGATTTATTATTAGAATGAAATATTTAATAAAGAACAAGACAATAAAAAATATAGTTTTCCTATTAGATGGAAAAACTAAATACCTTTACCCAAAAGGTGATAAAAAGGGAAGAGATAGCATGGTAATAAATAAGATTACCGAACAAGTGAAGAATACAAAATCGCTTAAATTTATACAAGTAACTAAAATAGAAAAATAAGGAGGCTAGATAAATGGCTCATGATATTTTAAGTCCGGGCGTATCAGTACAAGTTAAGGATACTACATCCTTTACAGCAGCAACACAAGGAACAGTTTCAGCAACTGCTGGTTTCGCAGAAAAAGGACCAGTTGGGGAACCAACTTTAATACTTTCAAAAGAAGATTATGTAAATACTTTTGGTAGACCAATTTCAGATAACCCATTTATGGGTATGTTCGCTGATAAATTTTTGGAACAATCTGTAGGATGGTTTACAAGAGTAGCAAAAGAAAAAGATTATGAAAAGGTATGTGGAACAGTAGATCCAAGTTTGGATTTTACCTCAGTAACCTCACCAGAATTTTGGGTAAAATTGGAAGACTTTCCTATTCCTAATAACGGTATTTATAAAGTTCAAATGACTGGTGGTTCTGAATTTTCAGACCTACAGGCAATGATTGATGATATGAATACCGCCTTTGAAGCTGTAACCTTACCAGATGGAGAAACTCCATTGAGTAGTTATATTACAGCTATTGAAGATGAGGAAGACTCTGGAAAGATTTGTATAAAAAGCGATTTTTATATGAACGTGAAGATAACAGTATTGGAATCTGAGGATGCAACAAATAACGTAGTTGGCACTAGTGGAACAGGTCACATAGGAATAGAAGATGGAGCAAGCTCTGAAGATGTAGGAGCTATCTCAAGAGCATTTTATAGACTTCCAGTTGAAGAAGAAAGCTCTACTAATGCAAGTATTAGCTCTTCTAGTCAAATAACTCAAGAGGATCTAAATGAGATATCCGCTTTTAATCGTATCAATTTAAAAGTAGATGGAAGCTCAAGTGATCCCTATAAAGAATATGAAGATGTCAATATAAGACCATCTTCTGGATCAGCAGCAACCTTCCCAAAAGTTGGAGCAGATAACACTCCTTCGACAGATGCTGATTTATCAACTTCAGATTTTGAAATATCGCTAAGTGGTTTTTATGACCTACTGAGTGGTGATGCTGATGGAGATGTAAATTCAACTTTTACTATAACAACAACATTAGATGGAACTGGCACGGCTTTTACAGTAGACGACTTAGTCACAGATCTTAATGATCAACTAAATGGAGTTACCACTCCAGGCGGAACATTAGACCAATATATTCAGTTTGAAAAATTTGAGACTGACAAAATTAGATTGGTTAATGGCACAGAAGGTCTAGCAAACTTTGGTAGTCAAGTAACTGTCGAAATAGCAAATGGCACTTCTGGTGATATAGTTGATCTAGGTTATACCGGCTCATCTGTTTCTGAGTTTGGCGAAGATGCAACTTGGACTCTAGAAGATGTAGCAAGTAGAATAGATAACCAAATTAGTGAAATTAAGGTAAGTGGATCAAATGGAGTACTAACATTAGAAAGTAACACAGTAGGTGGAACAAGTTTCATAGAAATAAACGAGGCGGCAACAACCGAAGATTCTGCTGTAAGCCTATTAAATTTTATGGATGGCGATTCAGCTACAGGCTCTATTGCAACTAACGAAGGAATTATAAACTTTGTAGCAAAAGATGCTGGTAGTTTCGGCAATAATCTAAAAGTAAGAACTTACACTACTACAAATCCTATCACTGGAAATGATAGATATAATCTAGAAGTTTTTGATGGTGATGAAAGTGTAGAAATTTTTAACAACATAAGTTGGACCAACGAATCATCAGATAACTTTATAAAGAAAATGCTAGAAGAATCTGACTATATAGCAGTTGATTTTGGAGTTACTGTACAATATCCAGAACAAGACACTGGAGATGTCCCAACAGCACCAGCACCTAACAGCAACAAAAATGGAAATCCAGAATATTGGGAATTAAGCGGCGGAAATGATGGAGTTCCTGATGACGCAGATTCAATAGATTCACTAATAGTTAATGCACTAGATGAATATTTAGACACAGAACAATTTATAATCGATGTAGTACTAGCTCCTGGTTTCGTAGGAACACCAGTAGTAAATAAGCTACAATTACTTGGTGAAGCAAGAAGAGACTGTGTGGTACTGGTAGATCCTCCTCCATTTTTAGATTGGAAACAAATTATAGATTGGCATAATGGCTCATATGATATGGGATCTGAAACTTCCGTATCCTTAAGCTCAGCCTACACAATAGCAACATGGGGATGGCAGAGAGATTTCGATCCTTATAATGAAAATTATATCGATCTTCCACCATCCATATATGAAGCAGTGGCAATAGCTAGAACACAAAGTAACTATGAGCTATGGGAAGCGCCAGCTGGTCAAGCAAGAGGAGTAGTAAACTCAATTAGTTCTTATACTAAACCAAATCAGGCACAAAGAGAATATTTATATAACGATGTAGATCCAGCATGTATAAATCCTATAGTTCAGTTTCCAAATAAGGGCACTTTGATCTATGGCCAAAAAACTTGCTTAAGACAAACTAAAGCCATGAATAGAATAAACGTAGTAAGATTAGTTAATCACATAAAAAGAAACGTAGAGAATATTGGAGATAAATATATTTTCGAGCTAACTAACGCAAGCACATGGGCCGAGGTAGATAGGGAGCTAAGAAACTTTCTTGGTAATATACAAGAAAGAGGTGGACTAACAACATATGGAGTAGCATTTGATGCCTCTACTAATACCCCAGAAAGAAGAGATCAAGGTATTATGTATGGTAAAATCTTCATACAGCCAGTAAGGGTAGCAGAAAGAATTTTCATAGATTTGACAATACAAAGAACTGGAGCTGAAGCTGCTGTATAAGCAGCTTCAGTCTAAAACTGAAATTTTAATGGAAATTTTAGAAAGATATAAAAAAATGACTTTTATGGAGGAAACTAATGGCTATTAGTTTAAGTAACGCAATATCCGGCAAAAGAGAGCCGAAAAGAGGTAATAGATGGATTCTTAAGTTTGAAACTGTGCCAATGTTAAGTGAGTCATCAGATATAGAAAAATTCTCAAATGGTGCAGCAGGAGCAGCTGAATCTTTAGCAATAGACTTACATTCTGCAAGTAGGCCAAATCTATCTGTTAATGCTAGTGAAGATGTGTCAAGGTTAAACGAGAAATGGAAGTTTGCACATAACCCAACATGGGAAAATATAACAGTTGAATGGTATGATTTTGACTCTGGTAAGTCTTCAGCAACACAAATCATGTGGAGATGGATGCAAACAATTTATGACGTACTTAATGGTACAATGGGCTATGCAGCTAGCTATAAAACGGATGCATCTCTAATATTGTTAGGACCTGGCCAATCGGCTGGATCTAATCTTACTACTGATATACAAATTATTGAAGCATGGGATTTATTCGGCTGTTTTCCAAATAATATATCAACAAACGAACTAAGTTATGAATCCGCGGACCCATTAATGGTATCTGCTGAGTTCTATTTTGATTATGCTAACTTGCATACAGATGATGATTATGGCACCGACGGGGGAAAATGGAGTACAGATTAATAATCGCATACTTTAATTAAAGTGATAATAAAATTACAAAGGGGCAAAAATGAGTGAAAATAAAAAAGATTCAATAGAAATACCTGAACCTATTAATAGGCCAAAAGAGGAGGAAAAGGTAAAAGCTGACCATCCTAATCCTCCTCAGGGTAATAAAATTGGAAAACCGGTCAGAGATAATAAAACTTCAAAATCTAGGTTTGAACCCGACCCAATTCCTGTTGAAATACCATCAAAAGGGTACCCTTATAAAGGAGTATCGAACGATAAAGATCTAGTTAGAGGTATAGTCTACCTCAAACCAATGACTTACAAAGAAGAAAAGATTTTAACTACTGATAGATTAGTAAGAGAAGGCATAGCACTAGATATGATCCTAGAAAGCTGCATAAAGTCAGATATAAATCCTTATGATCTATTGTCTACTGACAGAATGTATCTTTTATTCTATCTAAGAGGTATGTCTTATGGGCTTAAATATGACTTTGATGTAAAGTGCTATCATTGTGGTACTAATTTTGTACAATCAGTCGAAATTGATAAATTGCCTATAAATGAATTTGAATCAGAGGAAGAGGCAGAAGAGCCATTTAGCATAAAACTGCCAATATCACAAGCTGAATTGAAAGTACACTTTATGAGAGGAAATGAAGAGAGAAAAGCAACTGAAGACGCAACGGCAAAATCTTATGATGAACCTGACGATGTAGGAGCTACTCTCTTAAATACCGTAGAACAAGTAAAACTTAAAGATGGAGAAGTTTTATCCCCATCAGACAAAATAGACTTTCTTAATAACCTAGTAGGAGCTGATATAGATCATTTTCGAACAGTTGTAAATGAACTATCACCTGGGATCAAACAATTAGAGCATATCTATTGTCCAAGATGCCGTGGAGAATTGGAGTTTAATGTCCCTCTGGGACGCAACTTTTTTCGTAGATCAAGATAGTGATAGAAACCAGCGCCGGCTCAAAATGATGGTAGAAGAGCAATATAGAATTGCTTATGTATCTCAAGGAGCACTTGCTTATCATGAAGTAGGTACTTTGACTACTGAAGAAAGAGAAATGATAATAGACTCAATAAAGAAAATAAAGGAAGAAGAAAGAAGATCGGCTGAGAAAGCTACTGGCAAATCTGGCCAACAATATTCTACAGATAATAAGCCGTTTAGTAGCAAATCAGCTCTTAATTCTATAAAAAAATAGCATAAATATATTTAATGAAAATATTAATATATTCCGATTTGCACCTACATAATCATCATAAACTTATAGTGAATTCCGAAACTGCATTGGGCGTACTGTCTTATATAAAGGAGTACGCCCAGTCTAATGATATAAAGAAGATAATAAGTGCAGGTGATTTTTTTCACACAAAAGCTAAAACATACGCTCCACATGTAATTCAGGGTTGGCTTAAAGTTAAGGAAATAAAAAAGGCTAATATTGATCAATACATGCTGATTGGCAATCATGATATGGCCAACCCGAATACTACAATGAACTCTATTCTATTTGTATATAGCGACTATGTTAAAGTAATTCCAGATTATTATTTCTTTGATACAGAAAACACAAGGTACCACTTACTAAGCTACACGGACACTAAATTTGATAATTTTCAATTAGATGATGACAAATATAACGTTCTGATAGCTCATTTAGATATAATAGGATTTCAAATGAGTAACGGTTTTCAGTCTATATCTGGATTTAAAATGGAAGATTTCAAAGATTTTGATTTAGTCTTATCTGGCCATTATCACAAACATCAACAAAAAAATAATATAGTGTATATAGGTAGCCCTTATCAAACTTCTTTTTCAGAAAGGGGACAGAAAAAAGGCTTTATCATATTAGACGATGAAACACTAGATTGGGAATTTGTAGAAACACCAGAAGCACCAAAATATGAAATTATAGATATTAGCTCTTTGGACGATTTATCAAATAAAAATGTAAATAATAAATTTTTAAAAATAAGATTAAAGAACAATAAAATAAATAAGACAAAACTTAAAGATCGTTTGGTTGAACTTGGTGCTATTAGTACTAATATAGTGATGCCAGAAGACACTAAAGAAATAGAGAAATATTATGAAGATGAGCTAAGCGCGGATCCCGTCGAGTTAGCAACTTCATATATTAATAGTTTATCTAGTTTACAAAGATTAGATAAAAGAAAGCTAGTCAAATATTTTAACAAAATTCAAGAAGTAGCGGATAATATAACAGAATATGAACTTTAACAACGTAAAATTTAGAAACTTTATGAGCTATGGTGATGAACTACAAGTTCTAGATTTGTCTAATAGAGGTATAAAACTTGTAGTTGGCGAAAACGAGAAAGATGGTGGCAGCAATGGCTCTGGTAAGAGCACTGCTGTAGTAGATGCTATATGTTATGGTCTATTTGGAAAAACCACAAAGCGGTCAAAAGCTGACGACGTGGTGAATTATTCTTCTGGTAAAAATTGTTATGTCGAAGTTAATTTTAAAATTGGAAAAAAAGAATACTCAGTAAGACGCTATAGGAAAGATGAAAATTTTAACAACTCATTGTTTTTTGAGTTGAATGGCGAAGATTTTTCTGGCGAAAGTAAAACAAGTACTCAAGAAAAAATAGAAAGTGTTATAGAAATAAGTTACAAATCTTTTGTTTCAGGAATAGTCTTAAGTCAAGAAAAAGTTGCAAACTTTGCTGATTCTGATCCTTTAGAGAGAAGAAAAATAATAGAAAATTTACTCATGTATGATTTTATTACTAAATATCATAGAGCAACAAAAGAGATACTAAGAGTTATATCACCAGAGATTAATAATATTAACTCTAAAATAAAGGATAAAAAAGAAACAGTAAAAACTTTAAAGGATAATCTGTTAAATTATATAGATAAAAAAGAAAGAGAAGAAGAAAACAGAGAAAATAAGATTGTTGAACTAAAAAAGGAAAAAGAAAAGTTAGAAAAACTTGATTTAGACAGAGAACTCTCTTTAAGAAAAAGGATTAAAGAATTAACTCCAGAAGTAGAAAATTTAAGAAAAAGTATAAACGAAATAGAAGTAAATATAAACGAGTATAACAAAGAAATAAATAGATCTAATAAAAAACTAAACGACAAAATTTCCGAAATTGATAAGGCAAAAGAAAATCCAGATATATGTCCAGTCTGTTCTAATTTGATTGATGAGGAAAATTTTAAAAAATATATTAATACTAAAGAAAAAGAAAGAGATGAGTTAAGTAAGATTATTGAAGCAGATAAGGAAAAGAATAAAGAACTAGAATCAGAATTAGAAAGGCTTGATGAAACTTTTAATGAGAAAAAACAAGAGCTTAAAGATACAAAGAAAGGATGTAGCTCTGAACTTAGTGATGAAGATATAGAGCATTCTTCAGATAGAATAACAGAAATAAACTCAGAAGTAAAGTATTTAGAAAATAATAATATAGATTTAGAGAGTGATGAATGGGTAATCAGTATGTCTGGATCTATAGACGAGCACAAAAATAAATTAAAAAAATTAAAGAAAAAAATAAACAAATTAGAAGAAGAAAAGGAATATTATGAATGGTGGAAAACAGCTCTTGGCAATGATTCTAGTTCAATAAAATCATTTGCTATTAATCAAATATTGACATCATTTAATAAGTACATAAATTATTATTTAGGGTTTTTTGGATATGATATTAGTTATTATTTAAATGATCAATTAGAAGAAACTATAATGAAGGATGAATATGAAACAAATTTTAATTCATTTTCTGGTGGTGAAAAAAGAGTACTAGAAATAAGTTTAGTGTTTGCTTTATATGAGATAATAAGATTAAAATTGCCAGATAGTGTAAATATATTAGTGCTAGATGAGCTTTTATCTACTAGCCTAGATGAAGTAAGAATAAATGGAACCATTGAAATATTAAACGAGTTGGAAGAGAGAAGCCTTTCAATATTTATCATAGATCATAAATCGGCATTAAAAGACAGTTTAGAGTGTAAAACTATAACTGTATATAAGGACAAGGATGGATTATCGCGACTGGAAACAGAGCAAAAATACAAAGATAACTAAAATGGACCAAAAGAAATTAAATTCAACATTTGTTGCTACTAGAAATAAGATAGATGTAGTAAAAGATTTATTGAGTGATTCTTGGATTAAAGAAAGTGGATCTAGCTTTTACAAAACTAGAAATAAATATATTATAAAATTGTCTGGTAATCATCATCCAATATGGCAAGTTTCTGTCTCTTCCAAAGCTAAGATTCTTGATGAAAATGATTGGAAGCTAAGAAAAGATTTTAAATCTATAAAAAATCTTGGAAAGAAGTTAGATAAAAGATTATATTTAAATGAAGATAATAGAAAAGAAATTATCCAGTTAATAAATGCACTTATTGTAAATGGATTTAGTCTAGTATATAATGAGAACTATATAATTTTTATCAATGGTGATACAATGAATATATTTAAAATAGCAGCAACAATGAATTTACACGCTAAAGAAGATGGCTGGTATGTTGGTCAGAAAAAAATATTTTGAGGTTATAAATGAACTTAAAACTAGGAACGGTTATAGCGATAACAAAAGAATTAGCAGAAAAGCTAACTGGTGATCCATATAATAATAGATTTCTAATATCGGTTGTCACAGATAATTCTGTCGTAATGAGATCCGCTAAAGACAATAAATCATATAATGTTAGAAATGAGAAATTATTAGAAAATTTTAAATGGACTGAAAGCAGATTTGATGTTAGATATAATGGTGCTGCAAATGACGTTAGATTAAAACAAGAGGAAGAGGGTGACTCGGATAATAGTGAAGATAAAGATGATGGCGACGGCGAAAGTGAAGAGGATAGTGGCGAAAGTGAAGAAGATAGTGGTAATAATGAAGAGGATAGTGGCGAAAGTGAAGAGGATGCCATAACAGTAGAAGCATCTGGGAAAATAAGAATAGTAAGAATTTCAGCAGGATCTTCTTTTGAAGAAAAGGAAGATGACCCATATAGTGATGGAGATGACGTATATGGGTAAGAAACAAAAAAAGTATCCTGGAATCAAAGAAGTTATGAAAGATATAATTTCAAATTATGAAAATATCAATACTGAGGATGTGCAGATAGATAATGTAGGAGAAGATGAATTAGAGGAGAGGGATTATAAGCTTTGGACTATGAAAATAATAAAATCTATTGAAGATGGTGACTCTTGTGATAAAGAAGCTTATGAAAATTTAACAAAAAAATATCCACAAGTTAAGAATATAGTTGATGAAATGATAGAACAATATACATTATTTTCTTTATACGATTTCGAGGGTGCAGACGATAATACCAACCTGTCTGCATATTTTAAAAATATAGATAAATCAATAGAATAACATAAGGGGTAAATATGTCAAAAAGAGAATTGAGTACACTTGAAAATAGTCTGCTTAAAAATATTAATAAAAAATTCGGAGAGAACAATCCAATGATGCAACTAAGCGAAGATTCTGAGCTTGGTAAAATCAGGGGGTTTGTAGATACCGGCAATCTAGCTATGAACTGGCTAATTTCTGGGAGTCTAAATGGCGGATATCCACTAGGTAGGATAACCGAATTAGATGGCGATCCATCTACAGGAAAATCATTACTGTGCGAAATGGCGATGAAAGACCCAACTACGGATCTTATAATATATTTTGACACAGAAGCGGCTATGAACATAGAGTTCTTGAAATTTTTAGGTGTAGATCCGGGAAAAGTATTGTACATGCCTATAGATACTGTTGAACAACTACAAGAAGCGGCACAAGATGTACTTGAGACCATTGTCATGAACAAATCTAACAAAAAAGTGTTGATGATAATTGACTCAGTAGCTCTAGCTACCACTAATAAAGAGATAGACCCTAATGCTGGTAGTGATATGGGAAATAAAGCTAAGCTACTAAGAAGCTTCTTTAGAGTGTATGCTAGAAAAATGGAAAAGCATAACATAGCTTTGTTAGCAACAAATCATTATACTCAAAAGATCGGTGTTATGTATGGTCCAAGTAAAGTTACTACTGGTGGAACTGCATTACCTTATGCTGCATCTGTTAGACTTGATCTTAAGATAGCTGAGACTGAGATTGATAAAAAATTAGAATCATTGGGAGCTTCGGCTATAACAATAAAAGCAAAGACAGAAAAAAATAGAATATTCTCTCCCAAAAGAACGGTAAGGTTTATACTTGATTTTGAGAGAGGAGTTGATAAATACTCAGGTTTATTTCAAATACTAATTGACTTAGGGTTAGCCGAGAAAAATGGAGCATGGTGTAAACTACCACAATGGGATCCAGAGAAAAAGTTTTATGCAAAAGAATTTCCAAAGCTACTAGAAGAAAATAATTTGCTACCTTTGGTACAGGACTTATTGGATGGAATTAGACATAAAGAGATAGAAGAAGATATTGAGGGTATGTCTATCGAGGAAGCCGAAATAGAAAAACAGGAAGAAAAAAAGAAGTCTAAAAAGAAGCTAGAAAAAGCTGTAGAGGAAGTCGCTGCGGGGGATAATTAAGATGTATACACTTGGAGTACTTAGAGAAAATGATGAAAATTTTGACATGTCTGTTGAAATTAAATTAGAAAAAAATCCCGATGGATCTATAGGCCTAGTAGAGAACAGAGAAATAGATAACGAGATAAAAAGTGAAATTATTAAAATTTTCTCTAAGTATGATGTATTAGAAAAAATATCTTTTACAGTGAGGTAATAAGTAAATGAACGAATATGAGTCAAGATTGAGGTCTGTATCTAATGAGATAGTAGGTCTTAGAAATTCGAGTGGAATCACTTCTACAACATTAATGTTTGGAGTACTTGCTCTTCTTAAATCCAAAAACAAAATAACCGATAAAGATTTAGATATAATTTTTGAGGTAGAGAAGCAAGGTGTTAAAAAAACATTGGATGATTACTTTGAAAAAAATTATGGTGACGAGTCTTCACAAATAGCTAATGAAGAAGAATTAAAACAAGTAGTTAAATTCTGCTATGAATATGTGGATAATATGAAAACCTTTGTTACAAATGCTGCTAAAGAAATTAATCCACCAAAAAAGAAAACTAATAAGGACAGCTAGTAATATGAAATTTTCAAGTTTTCAATACACAAAAAAGAATGGAGAAATGAAAAATTATTTTATTCTTAAAATGGAAAAAAATGAAGAGTATGTAGAGGGTATAGTTCTATCTAATTTAGAAGACGAAGAGATTGAAGATTTAATTGAAAAATACTTCAAATTTGAAGTGGCAAATAAAGAAATAGAATTAGAGGCACAAAAATTAAATATGAGTGTCGAGGATTATTTGGAAAATAACCCAGATGAAAAAGAAAAAAGCAAAAACAATTATGAAGACATTAAGCCATATATAAAGAAAGCTTATAGAAAATTTATAGCTAGTAATATAACTATTAAGCCAAATATGACTGAAGAATTAAAGCAAAATGTAAAGGAGTCAATAATTGCAGATATTTCTACTAATAAAGAATAATTATTTTATAGTTAGTAGTGAAAACAAAGATATTCTTGAGACTATATTAGAGACTCTTAGCTTCTGGGATTCGTCCAAAGCTTATTCTATGGGCAGGTTTGACAAAAACTTAATAAGAAAAGTAACATTTGCTAAATGGGTTGAAGATCTTGGTATGCCATCTATTAAAGTAACTATAGGCTTTTTGCAATTTGTAGAAAGCGTATTAGAAGATTATGATTATAAAGTTATAGATGACAGGGAAGAGCTAAAAGAACCAACTGGCCAAGATTCCAGCTTAAAAGATATAGAACTTTATGATCACCAAAAAAGTGCCATAAAGAAAGCTATAAATAATCGAAGAGGACTTATAATTAGTCCTACAGGATCTGGCAAGACAGAAATTTTTCTTGCTATGATTAAGATGCTAGATGAGTCAACTTTAGTTGTTTTTAATAGAGCGCAACTTACTAGACAAACCATGGAAAGGGCTGTAGGCAGAGGAATAGATGCTGGTATAGTACAAGGAAATAACGTATTGGAAAAAACTGTAACTATGGCCACCATTCAAAGTATAGAGAAATTAGAAGATATAAGAAAATATAAGAACTTAATAATAGATGAGGTTCATAATGCTAGCTCTAAGAGTTTTCAAAACATATTGAAAGAAAAGCATTGGAACAGAGTTTATGGATTTTCAGCAACGGCTGTTAACCCAAGTAAGATGGATCTTAAAACTGCTAAAATTATATCTAATATAGGGCCAGTCATATTTAAAGCTGATTCTAAAAAGTTAATGGAAAATGGCATAATAGCTAAACCAACTATATATATGATAAAAATAAATCGGCCAGATAATATAGAAGATTTAGGATATAGAACTGCTGAAAAAACAGGTATTATATATAACAAACATAGGAATAAGATAGTAAAGGGGTTATGTGATATCCACGAAAAAGATAAAATATTAATAATGACAAAATACGTTGACCAAGGAAAAGAAATTCAGAAACTCTTGCCGGGAGTTGAGTTTATTTGGAATGAAACAAAGATTGAACGTAGAATGGAATTGATTGAAAAATTTGAACGCAGTGATATAACTACTTTAATAGCATCCCGTATTTTAGATGAAGGCATAGATATAAAAGATTTTAATGTATTAATAATAGCTAGTGCTGGTGCCACATTTAGAAAGACAATACAAAGACTTGGTAGAGGACTTAGAATAACAGAAAACAAAAAAACTGTTACTGTCTATGATTTTCTTGATGATACCCACAAAAGTCTATATAAACACTCAAAGCAAAGAATGAAAGATTATAAAATTTTTGGCTACGACGATATTAGAACATTGGAGGATTTAGATTAATGCCAACATATATATATTACGACCCTGAGACTAATGATGAAATTGAAAAGGTTCATGAAATGAAAGAAAGTCCAGTTGTTATTAATCCAAAAACAGGCAACAAGATGAAAATAAAAATTACTGGTGGTATGCACATTATATTTAAGGGTTCTGGTTGGACTGGTGCTTCTACCATTAAAAGAGACGACAATTATCACATAGATAGGAATAAGGATGAAATAAGAAGTGGCCTAAAAGAGGATCCTTATTCTAAATGGAGAGAGGAGCCCTTATAAATGGAAAATAAAAATGAACTTAATGAAGTTGTAGTTAATAAAACTGTGAAGTATTATATAACAAACTATAATTTTGAAAAAGTATTAAAAATCTTAGAAGAGGACTCTGAAGAGATAGAAGTAATTAGATCAACTACTAGGCTAACCGAGGATGAGATAGTTATTGATCCTCAAGAAACTAGTGGTTTGAACACAGCTATATCTGATGATTACGAATATGAATTGGAAAATGAATAAAACAAGGGATATAGAGATGAGAAAAATAAATAAACCCAAGGATTTAACAGAAAATAAATATTATGAAATTGAAGAGCAATATTATAAAGAAGATATAAGAAATAGTCAAAAAAAACAACATGAGAAAAATATAAGAAAAATCAATAAGAGGTAGAATCAATGAATGAAAAAAGAATAATATTAGGTGTCGGTCAATGTGGAATGAAATTAGCTAATAAATTTTTTCATACCTATAAAGGCTCTGAAGGTTTAATAAATTTAAGCACAAGTATTGAAGACTCAGTTGGAATTCCAACTACTGGCTTAGTACAAGTTAGCAAATCAGGTAGTGGTAAAAAGTTTAGTAGAGGGCTATCCATATGGAAAGAAAATAATGACGAGCTTGAAAAACAATTACGTAAAGTAAAAAATTCAGATGTTATATATTTTTCTTCAGCTGGCGGTGGCAGTGGAAGTAGCTCTATTAAGTATGTTTCTGACGTCTTATTAAAAAATAATAACAGAGTATTCTTAGTATTAGTTCTGCCATTCGACCATGAAAATTTGCCTTACAAACCTAATGCTCTTCAGTCCTTGAGTAAATTACAAGATGAGGGTTACACTAGCAAAATTAGCGTGTTGATTTTCGACAATGACAAACTTGGTAAACAATATTATGACACTGAATATTCTGAAGATGGGAAAGAAATTAAAAGGCCAAACTTAGAATCTATTAATAATCATATAATTAGCATCACTGATATAGTAATTGACATGGTTGAGAAGTATCATATTAAAGACAAGTACTCTCCATTTTCGATTGATGCTTTAGAGCATGAGTCTGTTATATTCTCTAATGGAATTTTAGGAGTAGATTTTAAAAAATATGATAATGGACCCACTAATGTAAAATTTGACTATGGCAAACTAAAAGATTGCAAGAATGTTATAATTGCTAGAGCAGTAAATTTACATACTAGCGATTATCATATTGATCAAAGCACTACTATGTTTATAGACATAGTTAAGAAAATTTCTAGAAAATCAAAAAATGCAAGGATCATTTCTGGTATCATTAGAACAAATCAAATAGATGATGGCACTTATATTATTATAGGAAATAATTTAGATATTAGTAAATACATAGAAAGAACAAAAAATAAAATAGGAACATCCATAGAGGGATATAAGCATACCGACGAAAAAGTGAAAGTATTGGATGAAAAAGAACACGAAACCTACGATATCTAACTTAAAATTTTTTGAGTCAACTGAAATTAAGTTAGTTTCTAAAAAAGACGATATATATGATCAACTTGATTCAATAAGATATCTTAGAGATAAACTTAATGAGCTTCTTGATGAAAAGAGGCTTGCTTTCTATTTAACTATACAAAATTATGATGGAGATATAAATGATCTCTTTGATTTTGCGGAACATTTGATTGAAAGCGATGACATACTTTCTGACAACTCAACCCTTAATAATGTCTATAGTAAGAATTTGAAAATATCAAAAAGACTGTTAAAGGATTTAGATTTTCGCCAAGCTATTTCATTAATAATAGATTTAACCAGAATCCAACGGACATAATTATACTTAACTATGAAAAAAAGAATAGAATACTCCGCAAAAGCTGTAGAAAAAATAATTAAAAAATTAACTAACAATGATTATAGATTGTTAGACGATGGAGAAATAGCTATTAATTCGCCATTTGTTGGTGATACAACTTATGATTGCAGAATAAATATAGAAAAGCAATGTTTTTTTGATTTTGAATCAAGTGAAGGCGGGAATATAGAGCAACTGGTATCTGAATTAGCTGATGTGTCTATAGGCGAAGCTAGAGACGTGCTAATTGGACTAGGTGAATTTAATGTTAGAGATGTAATACCAAAAGAGCCAGTAGAAAGAAATGTTAAAAAAGTAGAAATGCCTGCCGGCGCATTTACATTTGATAAAAGCAATAGGTTTAAATCTGTTTTCAATTTTGATAAAGCAATAGATTTTTTAAGAGACAAAAATGTAGACTATAAAAAGACTAAAAAGTATGATCTAAGATGGACCGAGGCGTCTTTTATATCCTCTGGAGAAAAGAAAATAAATATTAGTAATCGTATTATAATACCCAGCTATGAAGATGGGATGCTAGTGTATTATCAGGCTAGAGACTATTCTGGAAAAAGCAATCTAAGATATAAAAATCCACCAAAAGAAATCCAATCCAAATCAATGATAGTTCCCTTTTATGATAATATATTAAATGACGAAATTCTTTTTATATCAGAGGGTCCTTGGGAAGCTATAAATTATTCTGGGACTTATATGCTTGGTCCTGGCTTTAATGATATTCAGCTAACCAAGATAAGAGAGAAAAATCCAAAAGCTATATATTTAGTGCCAGATAATGATGAAACTGGCAGGAGGAAAATTGCAAAAAATATACAACTGATAAAGTCTAATTTAGACTGCCCAATATATATAGTTAAGTGGTGGAAAGGTGATTACAAAAATTTTAAGGATCCAATAGATGCTAATATAGATTTTGATGAACTGGTTAATTCGGACTTCATAGAAGTAAATAGGCACACTGAATTAAGAATACTACTTGGAGAACTTTAATGAATAAAGAAACTTCTAATGAAAATATAATAGCAAATAACGAAATAACAAAAGGCTTATTGAGAAACAAATACAAAAGATTAAAAGGTGTACTTCCATTAAGTTGTGAACTTATAAGAGAACCAATTAATTTCGAAAATAAATCTCATGTATTGGGCAACTGTGAAAGAGCAGAGGTAACACTTAAAATAGATGATCCTGAATCAATAGCTTTCTTTGGAAAACTTTTTAGCAATTTATTTACTAAAAATAGATATATTGATATGCTAATTGAGTTAAAAGAAAATGAGGATTATGAAAATGACATTTAACTGGATTGGCTCTGGATTTTTATTTGGTGTATTTTTGGATTTCTTTTCCATAACAGCTTTTGGTGTAGAACAAATATTTCAAATTTATAAATCTAATGATGAAGACCAAATATTTTATATTAAAAAAGCAAAAGATGTTAAAAACAATTTAATAGAAAAGAATAAAGAAGTATATGAGAAAATAAATAATATTTACTTAATTAAAACAGATGACGAATTCAGAAAAAAATATAAAAGGACATACAATTTATTAAAATTTGAATGTGAAAATAACGAAGTAATAACAATAGGAGCATATACGGATAGTAAAAATATACCAACTCCAGATAACACATATATATTATGTGAAAATGATTTTATAAATATATTAGCAAAGCCAAAAATAATAACATCACATAAGGATTTAGAGGAGACTGAATTTAATGGGCTAAAAAGTATTCTAAATAAAAATGAGTTAACAAAAGAATTACTAAAATAGGAGAAAATCTTGAGCGATAGTTTTAATTTAGGTAACATGGAATATCTCATACTCAACTACTCTTTAAAGGATAGATCATTCTGGCTAAAGGTTTTTGAAAATATAAAGCCAAAGTATTTTGAAAAAGATGAAAATAAACAAGTGTTTAAATTTTTCAGAGAGTTTTTTAACGAGTACAATGAATTACCAGATATCGATATAGCAAAAAACGAGTTGGGAGATTCACTAGATAAAACACTGCTAGATGGAATATATAATAAAGCAGAGCTTGAGAACGAGGAAAATAAAAAAGAATATATTTATAATAATACTCTTCGTTTTATAAAAGAAAGTATGATGTCAGATTCCCTAAGAAAATCCATAGAATTAATGGAAGAGGGTAAATTTGACGAAATTGGCGAAGAGATTAAAAAGGTATTAACATTCAATCTTGACACTTCTTTGGGTATTTCCCTTGATCAAATTGATGAAAGATATGAAAGAATAAATAAATTACAAACTGATAAAGTGCCTACTGGATTCCCACAGGTAGATGCTATTTTACACGGCGGATGGGCACGTAAAGAACTATATAGTGTTGCCGCTCCTCCAGGTGTCGGCAAATGTCAAACTTATGATACCGAAATTGAAATTGAAATAGATGAAAATTGTGAAGAATATGAAATTTTGAAAAATCTTTTATATGATATATCCCACATAAGGACTAAAAATGGGAAACATAAGAGCTAAAATAAAAATTGGTGATTTAGTAGAAGCTTTAGGTGCAAAAGCAGAAAAGCAAGAGGTAAACATAAATAACTATAATATAAAAGTTAACACTCCATATGGGTTTAAAAAGATTGATGGAGCAATGAAAACTGAAGAGTTGTCCATTGTTAATGTTAAAACAAATAGCTATTCTCTTAATTGTGCAACAAGACATAGAATAGAAACTAAAAATGGCTTTGACTTTGCTACAAATGCCAAAGAGGTTAAAACTAAAAATGGTTTTGAAGACTGTAAGATAACAGATTTGAATAAAAAAGAAAATTGTTATGACATACAGGTATCAGATGTACATAGTTATTGGTCTAATAATATGCACAGCCATAATTCTATCTTCCTTGCCAATTGGGCAGTTAATGCCATGAAGCAGGGTTATAACGTTTTAGTATATACTCTAGAAATAGCTGAAGAAAGATTGTCAATGAGGCATGACGCTATTTTAACAAAAATACCAGTTGATGAGCTAGCTATAGACATTGATAAATTGAAAAAGAAATACCAAATGTTTGCCAAGACATCTAAAGCTAATTTATGGATTAAAGAGTTTGCAACAAAGACCGCCTCCGTAAATCAATTAAAGGCTCATCATGAGCAACTTATGGTATATGAGAATTTCAAGCCAGATTTAATAATAGTTGACTATGCAGGTTTGATGAAGCCAACTTATAAAACTGGTGAGGGTTATGAAGACTTAAAGACTATATATGAGGATTTAAGAGGATGGGCTGGAGAGGCAGATCTGCCAATATTGACAGCTGCACAAACAAACAGAAAATCTCTTGGCGATAAGGGTGGAACAAAAGAGTTGATTACCCAAGCTCAGGTATCAGAGTCATTGGGTATTACACAAACACTAGATGTTTTTATGACTATAACACAGTCCCTTGAAGAAAAAGAAGACCAAATTATAAGTTTATATTTTGACAAACATAGAAATGGAGAATCTTCTAAGATGATGAAATTTAATATTAATTATAAAAACTTTTTGCTAGAGGAATTAGATATTTAGTAATTATCGATAAGGAATTATAATAAAGCATGGATTGGTTTACAAGTGATCTACATTTAGGACATATTAAGATACTAGAAGGACCCAGAGGAAAGCTCTTTAATAGCATTAAAGATCATGATAATATTATAACTAACAATATATTAGAGGTTACAAGTCCTGGCGATAACTTGTATATACTTGGTGATATATTTTGGAAATATACAAGAGATCAAATTGCTGAGTTTTTTAATAAATTTAAAAAAAGAAAAGTAAATATACATTGGATAGTTGGCAATCATGATAGGATTAGAAGCACTGACCATAAAGCTGTAGTATTTATAGGTCCATTAAAGGATATAACAATTGAAAAGCAGCCAATAACGCTATGCCATTATCCAATGTATACTTGGAATAAAAGCCACTATGGAGCATGGCATTTTTTTGGCCACCATCATTCTAATACACATGGTCATAAAGAAATCAAAGTATTTGAGGAGTCTGGTAAAAGATTAAACGTATGTTGTGAATTTCATAACTATAGGCCTATTAGTTTTGAACAGATCAGAGATATAATGAATACACGTCCTGATAATTGGGATATAATAAAAAGTAACTAAACTTATAAAGGATCTATATTATGCATGATGGAGAATTCAAATATGTTGTTGCCAAAAAAGGAAATTTTTTTATAGTGGGCCTGAGCCCAATATTTAGTATATGTGATCATGAAAGTATTTTTAAAAGGATGAATGTTAAGAAAAATAAATTATATTCAGCCGGATTTATAAGACTTTTACCATGTAGTTTATTTTTACCATATAGTTTTCATGTTTATGGTGATTCAGAGTCTTTAAATTTAGAGCATAAAGAAGATGATAAAAAGATTATAACAAATATATCTAAGGACTTAGATCTATATAAATTATATTATACTAGGTTAAAGAAAATTAACATGGATCCAATATATAGAAGATTTAGGAGAAAACTTTAATATGGGAACTAATTATTATTTTAAAATGGAAGATGAAAAATATCATATCGGTAAATCAAGTGTAGGATGGAAATTTACATGGAGAACTCAACCTAAAATTGATGTATACTCTAGAGATCAATGGAAAAATTTTATCACAAACAATAAAGGTGAAATAATTGATGAGTATGGTGATTTTGTAAATAAAGTAAATTTCTTTACTGATATAACAAATCCTGAATTTAGAAAAAGAATATTTTCAGAAGCGAGCCCCGATGAAGAGCAAGACAACTCTGAATATTATTTGAAAAGCCACTTTTTAGAAACTAGGAATGAGGCTTTTCATTTTACTTATTTAGACAAAGATGATAATGATTTTATAATGGGGGAATTCTCATAATGATAGAAGTAAATGATATAAAAATAGAAAAGACAGAGTTTAAAGGTAAAGAGTATTTATCCATAAGACGCTGGTACGAAAAAGATGGTAAGGTTAGGCCTGGCAAACAAGGGATAAATTTAAAACGTGAAGAAGCGGAAGAACTAATTAAAAGCTTAACTCAATTAGCACAAAATAGTATTGACTTAGATCAAGAAATTGTAAATACGATTAACGATAATTTCTGGGAGTTGTTATAATGGAAAAGGTTAAGTATAAAATAAAACCCAAATGGAAAGTCATATTGATAATGATTTTTAGAGGCTGGTGGAAAATAGGTAAATATAATATTTCAAATTTGTTTGGGCCAGGCTGGTGGTCATATTCTAAATTTAGAGAATGTGGTAAAACGCTAGAAGGATTTATGGATGGTAGAATGTTCAAGACTGATATTTGGGATTTCCAAGAAATATTCACTGAGAGATAATTTCGATAATATTATATAATTATTTCAAGGAGTCATTTATGAAAACAGTCATGGAAACTATACCATATGGTCCAACTAGAGTTATTGTAGATGGTGATGGCTTAGGGGTTACATCTAATATAGCCAGAGAAAAATATAATATAGATCCTGATATTATATTCTTACGAAATGATGAGTGGTCATTGGGAGCTCCCACTAAATATGAGAATGTAGCTTATAGCATATGGGCTAGCGAATGGACTCACTTTGTAAGAAAGGGTAATAATGAATGGATAAGTATAAATGAATATTACAGAAAGTGAACTAATCACCCGCTAAAGACGGGTGATCTTCCTGCTTCATTGACAAGACTTACTTCTAATTGCTTAGAAGCATTGGTCTTCATCTCCACAGG